CCTTTGTCTGTGGCTACGCTGCATCGCTGGACTTCACCCGGCTCAATGGCCGCGCCACTGCCGCATTCAAGTCGCAGTCCGGCCTGGTCGCCCAGGTGACGAACCAGTCGAATTACTCCGCAGTGCTGAGCAACGGTTACAACACCTATGCGTACTTCGGCAGCAACAACCCGGCCAACAATGCCAACTGGTTCGGCCCGGGCTCCGTGTCTGGAACTTGGCTCTGGCTTGACAGCTACCTGAACCAGATCTGGCTCAACGCCAATTTGCAGCTGGCCATGGTCAACCTGCTGACCAGCGTCAACAGCATCCCCTACAACGCCCAGGGCTACGGCATGGTGTACGCGGCTGCCATGGGCCCAATCCAGGCGGCCCTCAACTTCGGTGCCATCCGGGCCGGTGTGGTTCTGTCGGCCAGCCAAATCGCCCAGATCCAGTACGCGCTCGGGTTTGATGCATCGGCTGCCATCACGGCGTCTGGCTTCTACCTGCAGATCACCCCGGCCACCGCCGTGACGCGCGCGGCCCGCCAGTCGCCCAGCTCCACGCTCTACTTCCAAGACGGCGAGTCGATTCAGCAAATCAATCTGGCCTCGATCACCATCCAATAAGGACTGCCAAATATGTCTACTCTGACCTCCGCAAACTCGACGCTGGCACTCTCCATTGCTGGCATTTTCAGCGCCCCTCAGATCATCGAGGGTTATGCCACAGACGACGCTTTCGAGACCGACAGCGTTCCCCAGTCCGAAGTGATGATGGGCGTGGACGGCAAGATGTCTGCCGGCAAGGTGTTCACGCCCTACAAGATGACCATCCACCTGCAGCCCACCAGCGCATCGATGGCCATGTTCGAGATCTGGCGCAACCAGCAAGACGCCCAAACGGACGTGTTCCGTGCTGACGGCACCATCTCCATCCCAAGCATCGGGCGCAACTACATCCTGAAGAAGGGCTACCTGACCGCAGCCCCGGCGTTCCCCAGCGCCAAGAAGCTGCTGTCCCCTGTTGCATTCGAAATCACATGGGAGCGGATCATTGCCGCTCCGACGATGTAATGGCGCGCAAAGAAGTCACCTTTACGGCTGAGGATGGCCGGGATCAGGGCAAGAAGTACCTGGTCAAGGAAATGCCAGCCTCGCAGGCTGAGCGCTGGGCCATCCGTGTCATTCTGGCCATGGGCAAGGCTGGGATTGAAATCCCCGAGTCGATTGCAGCCCAGGGCATGGCAGGCCTGGCCGCCGTCGGCCTGATTAACCTTCCGCGCATTCCCTTTGAGGATGCCGAGCCACTGTTGGAAGAAATGATGGGCTGCGTGCAGCGCGTTGAAACGGCTGTGACTCGCGCCCTGGTGGAAGACGACATCGAGGAGGTCAGCACGCGGTTCAAGCTGCGCAAGGTGACCTTTGAACTGCACACTGGTTTTTTCGGCACCGCCGCCCCCTCGACTTCGGAGTCAGCAGGGCCAGCGGCGACAAAAGCCGGAAATACCTTGAATATCAAAATGCCCCGCAAACAATAGCCACCCTGGTTAGCAGTCGGCTGGCAACGCTCCACGAGCTCGACACCATTTATGGGGTTGAGGACATGTGGGTGTTGCTGGAGATTGCGGCGGTTGATCGGCACAACGCGAGATAAATATGGCAACCGTGATTGACAGCCTGCTGATCGAATTGGGCCTTGACGCCTCGAAGTACACCGTTGGGCAAAAGAAGGCAATCGACGACCTCCGCAAGTTCGATGACTTAAACGCGAAGTCAAACCAGGCCTCGACGAAGGGTGCGAAGGAATTCGACCTCAACCTGGGCAAGGTCCGCAATTCGCTGATTGCCATTGGCTCGGCGATTGTGGGGGTGAGCGGGTTCAAGGAGTTTGCGAACCAGATGATCTTGGGGAATGCGGCGCTTGGCAGAACATCAGCCATGCTGGGCATGAGCGTTCGTGATTTGGACGCATGGGGACATGCCGTCCAAGTCTTCGGAGGAAATGCGGAAGGCATTCAAGGATCACTCCAAAATGTCGAATCTGCTATAGCAAAATTGGCTGTAGGCGAGGGCGGACAAGACATTCAGAGAGCCCTTGCTCAACTGAATATGCAAGTCATCGACGGCAAGGTCAATCTAGTGGATTTGGCTGAAGCGCTGAAGAAGGTCAAAGATTCGTCCGGCATTCAAATTGCCGCAGAAGTTGGTGGTCGAGTGGGCGTTGACCCTCACACATTGCAAATGCTGCTTCAGGGTGGCGATGCCGTCCAAAAGTTGCATGACGAGTTTTATGACCTGTCCAATGCTTCGCAGAAAAATACCGAAGACGCTGCGGAGCTTAACAAGCAGTGGGTGCTGATGAAGGCAAATAGTGACGCCCTGGCTCAGTCGCTTATGTCGAGTCTGGCTCCATCATTGCTTAAGGTTTCGAAGTCGATAAATGAGGCGATACATCCCGATTTCATGGGCGGTTGGATGGCCACCATCATGGCGAGGTTTGGAAGCAAGGACGCGCAGGACGCTCTGGACGCGCACCTAAACCCATCCAATCCGGCGTACAAGCAGCTTCACCCGCAGGCAGCGGCAAAGTCTGGCGACTTTTCTGCTGTAGAAAAAAAATACGGACTACCCAATGGGATGCTTTCAAGGGTCCGCAAGATCGAATCCAATGGGAATGACCGCGCCGTGTCTCCAGTGGGTGCCAAAGGCCCATTTCAATTCATGCCAGCCACAGCAGCCGAATACGGACTGAATGGGGACGATGTATTTGATCCTGCCAAATCAGCAGATGCAGCGGGCAAAAAGCTTTCCGGGCTACTACGGAGGTATGGCGGAGACTACGACAAGGCGCTTGCCGCCTACAACCTGGGTGAGGGAAATCTGGATCGTGTTGGCATGGGCCACCTTCCAGCAGAGACGCAAGGCTATCTACGCCAGTACCACCAAATGGTGGGCGCTGGCAATGCTGCAACAGCGGCAACGGGCGGCAACACCTCCACGGTATCCATTCAGACGGTGAATGTGAACAAGGGCGCAGTTGACTCGAATGGCAATGTGAATGGCATTGATGCCGCACTGAACCACAACGCTCTGATCAATTACAGCCTGACGGCGAACCAATAATGCCCCTCATCCCATTCCCTGACGTTCCGCAGCTGCCAGGTGTGCCATCCCTGCAAAGTTTGGCCAACAGCCTGTTTGGGGCGAGCGGCGGGCAGGACTATACGCAGCAGCTGCAGGACTCCTCCACGGTGACGGATGTTCCGCAGTGGCAAATAACGGACACGAACGGGGCGCCGATCCTTATCCCGGACAGCGTGGTGGAGTTTGAATATCGGGGCGAGCAGAAGATAGCCGCCTATCCGGTGGAGCAAGGTGGATTCAGCAGCTACAACAAGGTGGCATCGCCCTTTGATGCGCGGCTGACCTGCACATGCTCTGGTAATGAAGGTATGAGCAAACAGGGGTTTTTGGCTGCCATCGATGTGCTACTCAATGGATTGCAGCTGTGCTCCATCGTGACGCCCGATGCCACATACCAGCCGGTGAACCTGTTCCATGCAGACTACCGGCGCGAGTCGCGCCAAGGCGTATCGCTGATCGTGGTCCAGCTGTGGTTCCAAGAGATTCGGCAAACGGCCAAGTCAATCGCAGCCACTGCGCAACCCGATGGCAGTGACCCGGCCAATCAGGGACAGGTGAGCACAGTCAACCCAACGGCATCGCAGGCCGCAGCAGTCAACCAGGCGCCAATTCAATGACCGTCCAGATTGTCACCATCAGCGCAATACCTGCGCAGACCTTCAGCGTCTCGCTGGGCGGCCAGCAATGCACTGTCAGCATCTACCAAAAGAGCATCGGGCTCTTCATGGATCTGGCGGTGGACGGCAATCAAATCCTGACTGCCATGCTTTGCCTTGATCGCGTCGGCCTGGTGCGGTTCGCCTACCTGGGCTTTGCTGGCCAACTGGCATTCGTTGACACCGCAGGGTACAGCGACCCGTATTACACCGGCCTGGGCAGCCGCTACATCCTGACGTACACCACATGACCTTCGCGCAGCGCCAGATCAATCTGCAATTCAGTGATGCGAGCGGCACAACGTCGCTTGAGGGCCTGCGTTGCCACGCTGTGATTCAGAAGAGTGGAAATCCAAATACATGCGACCAGCTGGAGTTGCGGGTTTGGGGTATGTCGCTGAACTTGATGAATCAATTTTCATCCGTGGGAATGAACGCCGCATTGCTGAGCACGCGGGTGGTCACGGTGCACGCCGGCACGATTGGAAAGGCCATTGCAAATGTCTTTCAGGGCAACATTCTTCGTTCGTACATTGACTTCAGCTCGGCGCCAGATGTTTGCTTTGTGATTTCTGCTGCGACGGCGCTGATTGACCGGGTGATTGCTGTGGCGCCAAAAAGCTACCCAGGCGCATCGGATGCGGGCTTCTTGATCTCCAATTTGGGGGCATCCGCTGGCTACACGACAGTCAACAACGGCGCGCATGGGATTGTGACCAATCAGTACGTGAGCGGCAGTGTGATTGCCCAGATTGAAACCATCGCCCGGGCCGCTGCAATCCCCATGCGGATCGAAGGCAAGACCATCTACATCTGGCCGAACGATGGGTTCAGAGACACGATTTCAATTGACTTGGGGCCTGATTCTGGCCTGGTGGGTTACCCCAGCTACTGGGAGTCCGGGTTCATCGTCAAGAGCGAATTCAACAACATGATCCAGATCGGCCGACGGATCAACCTGAAAAGCGCCATCCCGAAGTCAAACGGGGCTTGGCCAGTCCAAGGCGCAACGCATGAACTCGCGACCCTGATGCCAGACGGCCCCTGGTTCACAACAGCAAAACTGGCCGCAGCCGCATATGTCTCAAACAACTAGCACCCTCTCGAATATGACTCCTGGCGATGCCGGGAGCGAGTTGGGCAGGATTCAATTCATGATGCGCGCGGTGCTGTCAGGCTTGCGTACAGCCATTCCCGTGCGAGTGATGGCGGTCACCAACAGCGGCGGCGTGTCACCGATTGGGACGGTGGACATTCAGCCACTTGTCAGCGCGGTGGACGCCAGTGGGCAGCCATGGCCGCACGGGACGATCCATAACGTGCCCTATGGCCGAATCCAGGGCGGCGCAAACGCGGTGATTCTTGACCCGCAGGTAGGCGACATCGGCATTGCGACCGTGTGCGACAGGGACATTACCGGGGTGAAGGCAACTGGCGGCGTAAGCGCGCCGAGCACCACCCGCAAGCACGACATGAGCGACATGGTTTACCTGATGTCGATCATTGGCGCAGCTCCTACGCAGTTCATCGAATTCAACGCGGGCGGCATCACGGTCACTTCACCCAATGCGGTGACCGTAAACGCAGCAAGCGCAACGGTGAATGCACCAACGACGATCAACGGCACTCTGCATGTCACCGGGGCGATTACCGCCGACAGCACGCTGGCTGTGACGGGCGCCATAACGGGCACATCGACCATCGGCGCAGCTGGAGACATCACAGGCACCGGCGGCGCGCACAGCCTTTCCGGACATCACCACGCGGTCACGGGCGTGCAGTCTGGATCGTCATCAATCAATACCGGCAGCACGGTCGGCTAATTTCAGGAAAAAGCAATGACGCAATACACGAACATCGTCTCCGTTCCGGCTGGAGTCTGGACCAATATCGGAGCAGCCCCTGCGGTGGTGCAGTTGGCCGGCATCGTTCCGGTGCAAATCATCGCCGCAGACACCCAGCCATCTGGCGCGCAGGGCTATGCGCTGGCGAACAATGGAATCTCCCCGCCGCAGC